CGTATCAAGCTCATCGTCCGCAAGCCGCTGGAGAGCATCCGCCACCCGCTTGAGCATCTTGCGCCGGGGTTCATAAAACCTCTTTTCGCGGGGCCGGTTCCACTCTATGTACCGGCAGTAAGCGTCAAAGTCATAGGGCGCGTCAAACAGCAAGCACCGTTTGTTGAGGTCGAGCATGGTGGCCCCGCCGCCGTTCCTCACCGCTTTTGCCGACAACTGCCGGATGCTCTTTGCCAGTTCGTGCGCGTCCCTAAAGTTGTCCGGGTTGCGGATCAACACGCCGTCAACCTCCATGCTGCCGTCAAGCTCCAAGCACCGCACCATCTCAAACGCATCCCGCAGGGCCTCCGGGTCATGCTCTCCCACCCGGATCATCTGTAATGCCGCCTGTTTGTAATCCATCTCATACCTCCGCGTCAAAAATAAAAACAGGCCACGCCGCTGGCCCCTCTCGCCTGGGGTCAACAACGCAGCCCATACCATAGCCGCATATCATACCATGCGCTTATTCTGTTTTATCTGTACTTCTCCGCCAGATCCCGAATGCCGCCGCCATCCTCCGTGCGTGGCTCCCCGCCGGGGGCGCGTGTGTTTTTAACGTGGTGGATAATGTCCCCAACATCGCACCCCAGCAACCCGCACAGGGCATCCAAAGTCTCAAACGATACAGCCCCGCCAGTCGCAAGGGCCTTAACCGCCGATGACGGGAGCAGGGCCTCCCGCCGGATCCTGTATGTCGTATACCCGGCCTCCCGCAGCGCCGCCACCACATCCATCTTGTACTCAATCACGCCTCAAACCGCCTCCAAAACCTGTCTTCGTCAGCATACTACCACAAACATACATACTTTTCTATGCATAACATACATAGATTTCTATGCACATATGCATACATTTCTATGTACATTTTGCCGTTTTCTGCATACATTTCTATGTATATCTACATAGATTTCTATGTAGGTTTTGCCAATTTATGCATAGATTTCTACACACAATATGCATAGATTTCTATGTATATTTCTGCCGGGGCGAGGGCCGTAAGACAATAGCCGCCTTCCTTTGTCTATACCAAAAACCCTGTATTTTCAATGCTTTGCGGGTTCGACTAGACAGACAAGACACAACTTTCCTATACTTTCATTTTTATTTTTTCATACTTAATATCCTTTTTTCTTGTATTAACTGTCTAGTACAACTAAAAAACCATTGAAAAATAAGGAAAAATAGTATAGACAAAGGACTAGACAAAGACTAGACAAAGTATAGACAAATGTAGACAGGCCCCCGCCGCTCCACAAATCCCATCTTTTTCGCGCGTTGGGGACTGCCAAGTTGTACCGCAACTGCAATCCTGCTGCCTACAATGGTCAAGAAAGCGCCCTTTTTGTTACGGCGGATATTTGGGGGTAACCCGCCCCCGCCACGATGTCGCCCTTTCGGGGCCGGGTGGGCCGTGATTCCTTTTTGTTATCGCGGGCGCCAGATAAATTAAACAAAATATTTATTTTGCTTACTTTTTCCATGATTAGATACCGAAATAATAGACATTTTATGCCGTATGTGTTCATTTAGCTGTATACAGAATGTATTATGCATTATCTGATGGTTTTATTCGGTATATATGCATTTTGTATTTTTGTATTTTTCGGGGTTAATTTCAGAATATACACCCCTATAATAATACACCATACCATAGCATTACAGAGAATAGTACAAGAGTAATGTATTATATATATTATAATACTATATTACTATATATCCGAATGGAATAATTGATTACAAGGCCCTGCAAGGCCCTGTAATTGATAGTTATATTACCCGGCTGAAAGCGTCTGATATCGCATTGTGCGGCGTTATACGCGGCGCGGCTGGCCCTGGCTTTGATAGTAGACCCGGCGCGGCGTGGTAAAAGCATAAAATAATTTATATAAGTTTCTTTATGTTTTATAATCGGTTTACCGCTGTCGCGCTGGCTGGCCTTGCAAGAGCTTTTTCGGCGCTGGCTGTCGTGGTATGCTGTCGCTTTAAAAACCACGCGCAGCGTCTTTACACGCGGCGCAAAAAGAAAACCCGCGCCAGGATCCGCAAGGGATCCCAAACGCGGAAAAAAGAAAAAGCCGGAATAAATCCGGCTTTATTATTTAATTGAATTCATATCCGATCAATTCGGCGCATACGCTGTCCGGATCGTCCTTGTATATCGGGCGCAGCGTGTAGCCGTCCGCGTCCCAATATTCGCCGTTCCAGAAATCGCCGCCGTATTCTGAAAACCAATCTGCAAGCGCTGCCAGGTTTTCGGCGTTTGGATTATCGATTGCCGCCTGTCTTAATTCTTGATAATTGTATTTCATTTTGATTCCCCCCGTTATTTAATCAAGTTTTGAATCTGTTTTTCAATTCCGGCTAGCTGCTTTTCCGCGCTTGCTTTTTGTTTCAGCCAGTACAGGATATCCTTTTCTTTCATGGTTAACTCTGAATCCAGAAAAAGACCGTCAATATATGATATAGTTTCCTCTGTCGTACGCCTTGCGGCTTGTAAACTGTCCAGCGCTGCCAGCTTTGCCGACAGATCCGGCGCGGCTTGCGTTGCCGTGGTAACCTTGCGCGGCTTGCGTTTTCCGGCGCGAATAGCGGCGCGGATTGCCAAAATAAAAACGATTAAACAAACAATCGCCATATTAAAAACCCCTTTACAGATTGATTATAATTGCGCTTGCGGGCCGCGTCAATCAATACTTGCTAACAATCCAGGCGTGAACACGGGAATCGTTGCGATAATCGTATTTGCTGCCGCCGGTGATCGCAATCCACAAAGATGAAACCAAAACATTATATACACCTCTTTCATTTAGTCAAGATACATATTGCCTTGCGCGTCAATCAGTTTGCAAAGCGCAGGGAAATCGGGATCGACAGCCGCGTTATAATCCGTTCCATGCTCCAGGAAAAGCACATATTCAGATTTAGCGCAGCCCTTGCAATTTGTGCAATGCTGATTCGGATCCATACCGCAACGGCAAATATAAACCGGCTTGCCAATTCCCTTTAAAAAGTTATAGATATCAATGATATATTTCGCTTTGCCAAAATTATAACCGATTTCTGGAATATTGCTTTTGACTATGTTAGCATTCGGCAGCGCGTTAAAAGCGCATTCGGCAGCGGTTTCTTTCGTATATGTCCAAAAAGTAGTATCGGGATTTGCCTTAATAATCTCAATCCACATATTTAGATAAGCGCGGCTGAAAAAATCGCCGGTTACATGGATACGAACAAACTTGATTTTATCGGCTTTGATTTGCGCCAGGATTGCGCGCTTTAAAAAGTCCATGTGTTCACGCGCCAACTCTGTTTTATTAGCAAGGCTATTTTTAACGCTTTGGCGGCGCTTGTAATGTCCGTTGACGCAATAGCCGCCGGCGCAAGTCCCCGCGCACGTTCCCCGCATTTCCACGCTTTCGCCGCTGGCCAGCGTTACACTATAAATCAGATCCCCGGCCAGCGTGGAAAAATGATAAACGCCTTTGCCGATTTTATCGTTTCCGGCCTTGAAATATTCGATTCCGTATTCTCTGTAAATGTCCCTTTTAGTAATACGCGGCATTTTTAAAGCCCCCTTTTTAAAATGTGCTTTGCCCTGTCTGGTTAACCATACAATATCACATAGTTAACCATATATCAACCCCTTTTTTCAACTTTTTTGAAATTTTTTTCGGCGGCAGCAATACCATATTACAGGATCAGGCAGCCTGTCCGGCTAGGATCCTGGCCAGCTTGCCAGCCTTGCCAGGTTGACGCGGCGCAAATAGTTGGCGCGCTAAACGTTTAGCACTCTCGCCGTGTGAATGCCAGTATTCGCTTTTCGCTTTCACGCGGTGAATTGACGAAGCGCCGGCGGACCCATCTCCCCTACTTTAACGAACTAAATCGTGAAAATCGCCGTTCTGCCGCTTTCTGTGCTTTTCCATAGCGGCTCAAAACGGTTTTGAAAAGTGCGTAGATTTGCTCCAAAAGTTGTAGCAAAAGTGTAATTCAAAGTGCAAATATGGCACTTAACTTTTGCACTAAGATGGCACTTTGGATTAGTGCGGATGTTGGTCTGCGCCCGGAAACCCTGTGGCAACTCTGTAGCGGCTCCGTGGCAACCGCGAGTGAATTCCACGCGCACTTGCTCACGTTTATCGCGTCATATTTCGGCAAATCATCACGTTTTTGGCGGGATAAATGCCGCAGTCAACGTGGTCATCAGCGCAGGTTATCTTAGTCATTTTGCGCCGAAATGACTAACTTGCACCCAAAACTGTATGTGTTGATAATCAAATCAACCGCCGAAAAGCCAGAGGGGGGGTGCAAAAATGACCCCCCTACTTAAAAAATATGGTTGACAATTATTTTTCTGCCTGTTATTATGTGGTTAATCAAACAAGGAGGCGATTATTATGCCGATGGAAAAGAACCCGGAGAAAAAGGACTCTGTGCGTAGAGCGCAGAACAAGTACCAGCTTTCCAACTTCAAGGTGGTTGGTTGCAAATTACAAAAGGCAATGGCAGAGGATTTCATTAAGATGGTCGAGCAAGACCCGGCTTTCATTGTTGGCAATAACGACAAGGGATCTGTCAATGCCGCGCTCACATCGTTTATAAAGGCATATATGGAATCCAGCGGGGGGGTATAAAAATGACCCCCCCACTTTGTTTTGTGGGGAGGTCAAAAACGGATTCAGTTTCTCAGTTCCAGCACAGCCTCAACAAGCATCGCCATCAGCACTTGGTCTGGAGCATAGCCCGTGTCCTGCCGTATTTCGCGAATTTCACGGAGCAGTCTCCGCACGTTGTCGCTAAACGCATCTAAGCCATTACTCTGCATTACTTAACTCCTCCGTCTTTTCCCGCTGTATTTTCTCGGCGGTTTTTCGCAAGCTTGCCGGGAGCGGGAAAACCGTCAGCAAAGCCTCGTTGGCAAACAGATAAACGTGGTTATGATACACCCGGATGTTGCTTGCCTTTTCCTGCGCCAGAAAGAGCCGGTCAAAGTACTTGCGTAGCTGGCCCACGGCCTCCGCATGGGTGATGCCGCGCTCCAGGGCCTCCCGCGCCTTTTTCGTGACAAGCCGCTTCGGCAAGCCCACGCGTTCCTTAAATCGCTTTTCGCCGTGGTCTGTAATGATAAGGTTTCCCGTGTTTGGTCATCTCCTCCTCAGTCCAGTATAATATCCTTGTACTTCTCTGCCAGTTTCGCCGGGTCGGTGATCTCGCCCAGCGGATCTTTTGCCGCCTCCTGCTGTGGCGCGTCCGTGAAACCGTCAAAGTATTTCTGGTGGAAAATGGTCAATATAGGGTTGACCTGTCCTTCCACGCCGTACTGCTCCCTTGCCGCCGCGCAGATCATCTTGCACATGGTGGCGAATTCCCGGTACGCCGGGTTGTTCTGCCGCCGGGTTCCGTACTCCCATGTATGGATGGTTTCCTTGCTCACGCCACACGCCATATACATTGTGCCGTTGGTGATCTTCATCCCGGTCTGGGCGCAGAGGTTGATGTACTGCTCCATAGCGTTATAGAGCGTCACCGGGTTGTCAAGGTCAACCGTTCGCCGGATGGCGAGAATGGTCTGGATCATGGCGGGGACGGCTCCCGGTTCGTCCGGCGTTGGCAGGAGGGTCACCGGCTGGGGCTTGCGTGATAAGTCCAGCGCCGTTGCCGGTCTACTGATATCCTCGGAGGGGGGTATAATTTCACCACCCCCACTTTGTTTTAGGGCCTCGTCCATTCTGGGTCTGCCGGAACCCACCACACGCCCGGCATGATGCCCCGGCTTGTTTTTGGTTCCCTTGGGCCGTCCGCGCTTGCGCTTTACAGGCTGTTCGTCCATTAGTCCTTCACCTCGATGTCATCAAAAACGATGGGGATCCTGTCTTGGAACTCCGTAAGCAGCATCAGCATGACCTCCCGCATCTGGGGATGCGCCGCCTTTGCCGTCCTCTGCTTCAGCACCGTGCGCCATTCGCGGAGGTTCGCCGTCATGACCAGCTCGGTTTTCGTGGCGTTGGGCAGTACCGTCCGGGCCTGTTGCGGGGAAAGCCCATCGGCAATCATGCGCTTGTACGCCTTTTCAGCCGCGCCACAGGCGTCGATCCAGTCATAAGCCTCATCAGTTCCGGCGGTAAGATAGCAGGGCCAGACGAACGTGATGCCGCCGCTGTAGTCGCAGTACCGTGTGGATTCCTGGCTGTAGGATGCCAGCCGGTGGCGCACGATCTCATGCGATACGCCACGGTCGCAGACAAACTTGACTGTGATGCTGTAGTGTTCAAGCACGGACTCATGTTCCCGGCGGATAAGCCCCGCCACAAACCGCTCCGCGCTGCCGTCCGTGATCCTGTCCTCACTCTTGTAGCACACTCTGCCGCAGCGCTCGATGTGCTTTAGGATCTCTTCGCCGTTAATGGGGGTGAGGATCTCCACACCCGCGCTTACAAGTTCCAATGCGTTTGTACCTCCTCAGAATGGTAATTGTTCGCTTTCAGCGATTTCAGTGAATGCCGATTCAGTAACCTTCACCCACGCACGTTGCTGTCCGTATTCTGGAAAATAATGTCGCTCTGTCTTTTTCCAGCCATCAAATCTAGACATAATCATGCCAATGTCCTTGGACTCCACCATAGACGGATCGTGGCCTATGCCACCGTTGGCAAGGGCCTTGTTGGTCAGTTCCCGGACGCAGACGAACTCGCCGGGGCGCTTGCTCTCCAGATACGCCTCGATAGCGCCCTCCCGCCAGTCATCCTGCCGTGCCGCATCCTGCTGCGCCCGGTACACATCCAACAGTTCACGTTTGGCAAAGTTCTGAGCGGATTTGTCATGCGCCTTGTACTTGTCGCGCATCTCTGCCCAGCATTGCAGGATGTACTCCCTGCACTCAGCCTCATGGTTGAAAAGGTCATAGCCCTGTGTCTGCATATATATGGGATACCAGCGCCGATTCTGCACGTCCACCAACGGCTGGGGGTTATTGCTCGTCCCAAGAAAAATACATCGCCGGGGGAGATCGACTGTGTTGCGGTCAAACGGTTTTCGGTAGTGGTCAAATGTCCGGGTGATATACGCCTTGCTGGCCTCCACTTCTTTCTTCCGGGTCAGCGCCAGTAGTTCGCCAATCTCCACGATCCACTTACCGCTCAGTTGCTCGATGGCCTCTTTGCCGTCAAACAGATTACATTCTCCGTAATACTTGTCGTTGATGGCGAGGAATCGGATGAGGCTGGACTTGCCCTCGCCCTGCTTCGTGCCGATGAGGATGGGGACATCGTCAAACTTGCACCCCGGCTGGTACAAGCGCCAGATGCCACCGGCGAAGATTAGCCGGGAAACCTCCCGGACATACGGCGTGTCCTCTGCCATCGTCCACCGGCTGAGAAACTGCTCACAGCGCCCTATGCCGTCCCACCGCACCGGTTCAATGAGGTCGATGATGGGGTTGTATTCCCGCTCCCGGAAGAGGAGGCGCAGGGCATCTCCGTGCTTGTCCTTTTGGGCAATGTGGTACTCCCGCTCGATGTATGTCCGACTCTCAGCCTCGTCAGCGTCCGTCCACGGTTTGACGGCGGTTTCTGCGTTCTGCCCTTCCGTCTGCTTTTCGGCGTTGTCCGTGATAAGGTTGTACCGGATCCACCGATACTTTGGGTCTGTCCGCATGATGCGAAGGATGTTGTCAGCGGTCTTCAGCACGTTGCCCTTCTCGTCCTTCGCCAGCATGGACTGGACAATGAGCGGGATTACATCACCGGTGATAAAGCCGTATCTGGCATTCATTTCAGACAGGCTGGTGACGAACTGCTGTGCGTCACGCTCTGCCTCAATCTGCCGGGGACTCCCTCTGGGTAACGAGCTTGACAACTCCATGCACCGGCTTGCCATTGCCACATAGTCATCAAAATCTCTGCGTGTTGCTGATAGGTTTTCTACCACCATATAAGCACCTGCGTTTATCTTTGGATTGCCGTAGGGGGGGTGCTGATTTGACCCCCCTACTTTGTTTCATAACTGCATCCGTACCCGGCAAAGAGTGGATGCTTTACCCCATACCGACATTTTTGACAAACATAAACCGATACTTTGCACCCCGCTCCGTACTTCCTCTGCACCGCCTCATGTGGGCATTGGCGCATGGATATGTCCGGGTAATACTGCCGGGTCACGGCGCAGAATGATGTGCCATGCGTTGGGGTGTATTTAGGTTTCTGATCGCCAATGCCCATATGGCACATCCACCATCTCCGGCTTGGTCAGCGTCATCTCTAACGCCCACAAAAGATTCCAACACGCTGCCGTCAGATGCGGCTCATCGGTTAGCCCGGTGATAAACTTTGCCGTGTGTCGCATACCACTGTCGATGAGACTATGTACCGGGATGCCACGATCTACATTGTGTTCGCCGTATTTCGCCGCGCCGTTCTCACAGTGCTTTGAAACCTCCATGATGGCGTTCCAAGGCAGGAGATCCATGCGGCCTTTGCCACTGTGCATATCCCGCACCGCCCCTGTGCTGAACTCCGTGCGGTCACCAGAATCTTTAATCATACGCCGCCTCCCATCAATATCTCGCATATCCTAAGTCCCGTTTCAGATTTGCGGCAGAATTGCCATTCCACGCCGTACTTTTGCGACATGGTTTCCATCATCGTCTGCAACCGGGCGCTGTCTATGGGCGCTTGCTTTGGCAACTTTGTTCCAAGAAAACGCCCGGCCTCATGCCCGCGTTTGAGGAACATATACCGCTCATAGCGCGGGTTCTTCCACAGGAACACATCTTCTAACGCCAGGATGCCGTCCTCTTCCACCAGAACCACCAGCCGGATGCCCAGCTCTCCCGCCAGAACGCACTCCCGGCGAAACCGCTCATGATCTTGCACAAGATTGCCGTAGACCTCCTGCAAGCCGTATTTGGTGTCCACGCATACGCTCTGGTCTGTGGGGAGAGAATAGTCCCCACAGACGAGCTTTGTCCGCACGATGCGGATGCCGTTCAGTTCGCAAAAGGCACGGATGTTTTTGTGCTTGCCGGACTGGTTTCTGGTGTCCTCCACAAGTACTTTCGGCAGATCCATAGGCATCAGAACGGCAGTTCAGAATCAGAGTCGATGGGCGTGAAGCCGGTGGTTGGCTCTTCCTTCGGCAGCAGTTTCTTCTCCGGGACTTTGAAATTGCCCTCGCGGATGTCGGCGGGGGTCTTCGTCCGCGTGATGTTCAGCCGGGTTCCCACGGAGCCGTCCATCTTTTTGTACTCCTCTTCGCCCATCACCACGCCGATGCACCGCCCCACAAGGGTCTGCTCTTTCCAGTCCCACTTGTAGCCGGGGTTGACGGCCTCGATCTGCTGGATGAAGCCCTTAAACATCCCCGCCGCCTTGTCACTGTAGGAGCGGAACAGCTTGATGGGCCAGAATCCGTTGCGCTCCATGCAGTTGGAGGCGTAGTTCATGTACTCGCCCTCGGAGATGTCCAGCTCCATGTAGAGGTAGCTTTTCTCCGGGCGGTCTTCCACCTTGATGATGCGGCAGACATAGCCGCCGGGGACAAGGCGCTTGTACTCTTCATTGCCGGTGGCCTCGATGTTGTTCCAGTTGTTGATAGGGTTCATGCGTTTTCCTCCATATCATTATTTTCGGTTTCTTCAACAGGATGCAGTGGGCAACTCCCGCCCACATATTTGTTGGGGTACTGGCATACCTCACCGTTCAGCCCACACGTTGAGTAGTTCTTGCGAAAGTAGTAGCACTGGTTGCAGGAGATGTCGGCGTTGCCTTTC